CCTGGTAAAGCGGTTTGTAGCGAAGAAAGACAAGTTAAATAGATTTGCCACGAGTCTAAGGGACCCGCAGGCAATTCTGCATAATCATACGGCCAAATCCATTCCAATTGTATGACTGCATCTTCACTAGACGCACAGTCAATTCGAACAAAATGATCAGTCTGCATACAGTTTTGGTAATAAAAAGAGCTTGCTACAGGATCCACAGCAGTCCCTCCATTTGGAAGACCTGTAATCACATACGACCCGAAAGCATTCCCGGGATTGCACACACAAAAATAAGCTGTAAGGTCCCCCTAATTAGCTTATAATTGGCTGTCTTATCTCCGACCGCGGCATTAGCCAAGTAAAGCTGCCAAGGGTCAAAGAAATCAACGATTCCTTGAGAATCTGCATCTGAGAGACTGAGGGTATAAATCTCTGTTGCTCTCTTCATAAAATCAGTGAGTGGGTTGACTGGAGCGGTTTGAAAGAACTTTTGTCGCACTTGGGCGACTGAGTTCAATGCAGGGGCCATAAAATTCATCAACCCTGTATCGTATTGTATTGAATTTCCTCCAATCTTTTCTTCGTTTTTTGCCGGATCATTGCCAGCATTTGCTATCGGTATTTCTGACATTCTGCCTTGTAAGACAAAATTTGTTTCTAAAGGACCTATATTTTCGGATACCGCAAAATCCTTCTCCCACACTGAAACGGGAGCAACGGGCTCACGATTACTCCAAGTTTGAAAAGAACCGTCCTTAATCTTTTCTCTCCAAAACTCGAAATCCTTCCTGACAAAAAGTGGATTTTGATCAAATCCAAATTTTTCAGATTGCTCTTTAACAAACTCACTGAGTTCCTCATAGAAGACACGTCCATGATAGACTGCTTCTCTAAGTGCCTCACTACAAACCACAGCTGCATGGTCCACACTCGTCAAAGTGGAATCACGCTTCATCAAGAGCATTCTAGCTATGGATTTCTTACTTAATGGTGGAAGATAACATTTCATTTCCTCATCCCACACAAAATCTCGCTTAAGAAAGGAAATTTCAGAAAGAGAAACTAAACGCATTTGCCCAGTTTTCTGAGCATCTGTCATAATAATTCCAACCTGATCTAGCCAATCCTGGCAATAAGTTGGTGGAAGAGGAATTCCACAGGCTTTCACATTATCATCGCCATAAGTCACTAAAGCGATGTTCTTACGAAAAGTAAAACCACAATCCGGGGGAATTGGGTTTTGCTTGAACGTTCGAAACCAAGTATTAAGCTTGGTATAATCCAACCCCGGGTTGTGTAAGTAGTACACTACCCGTTCGCACAAGGAAATCAAGATACTATTCAACTCAACAGTCCAGTCATTTCCTGATGGGTTCCACCAAGCTCTGAAAAGATCGTTTTTAAATGAATAAGTCGTATGCTTCAGACCTAATGCTAACTGATATGTTTCATCGGGATCAACGCCAATTGCAAAACTCATTGCGTAAATTGTTAACGCAACATAGTCCCATAACTGTCCTGACCAAGACTTATCTAAGGCTTTGGCATCACCATCACAAAGATTTGTCAAGGTTTTATCAACTGACTCCAACATGTGCACAATCTTGTTGCACTCTATTGAGGTCATGTTAATCCCTACTGCACATTCAAAGAAAGACATATTGGTTCTAAAGAATGATTTCCAAGTTCCCCTCATCTTAAGATGCATATTAACAGCAAATGGCAAGTTTACAAACACTCTCGGGAATTTTCCGGGTTTAATC